CTTGTAAATAGGCGGTACGGTTAAGTGCATGGCAGGTGGCGGGTTTGTCCGCTCGGCTGATGGCATTGCTTCTAAAGGCAAGACCAAAGCTAAGCAAATCACTATGGCCAAGGGCGGCATGACTAAGGGCTGCAAGTAAATGAGAGCTATTCGGGGTATGGGGTGTATTAGTCCTTCTAAGATGCCGAAGGCCAAGACCATTCGTCGTAAAGACAACCCCGACGAAGTTACTCAATACAAAGAAGGTGGTTTGTACGAAAACATCAACGCTAAGCGCAAGCGTATTGCTGCAGGCTCTGGTGAAAAAATGCGCAAGCCCGGCAGTAAGGGGGCGCCCTCAGCGATGGATTTTAAAAAGTCGGCACTAACAGCGAAAAAATAAATGGACTATGAACGGTATCGGGACGAGGACGGAACCATGCCTGAATGGGCGGTAAAGTTCAAAGAGTGTGAGAAGTATATTAGTGACGCGTTGGAATACTGCAACGGGACGCATGAGTTACAGGACGTGGCGGACCAGATTGCCAAAGGTGAGCTGCAGTTGTGGCCGGCTAAAGAAACAGCGCTAGTCTCGCAGCTTATTATCTACCCCAAAAGAAAATCGATTCATATTTTTCTAGCGGGTGGCAATATTGATGAAATTATCAATATGGAAGAGTCTGTGTTTAGTTGGGCTAGGTCACAGGGCTGCGATATGCTTACGTTTTCTGGCCGGATTGGTTGGAGTAGAAGCAAGCTTAAAAATCGTGGGTACAAGCCAGACAACATGATGATTTTAAAGGATTTGTAATATGGGTATGGCTGGGGGGTTTGGACAATCGCAAGGTAATACCGGGGTAGGCGCAGCTCCTACAACCACGGGCCAATCTCAACCTATGGGTCAGCAATACGGCGGCAAAGGCGGCGGCACGGGCGCTGCACCTCAACTACAACAACCGTCCCAAGCATCTACTAACCAGCCGCAAACTACTCAACCACAAACTACTCAACCGCAGCCCTCGCAGCGATACCAGCCCACAGGCGGTAATGTTTTTGGTTATAACATGGGCCGGCTTGCCAGCCGCATGGACCCCTCCGCGAGTTTGCCCGGAGCTAACATCCAACAACAGCCTCAGTACCAACCGCCGCAGTACCAGCCGGAATACCAACCCCAACAAGGCGGGTATCAAGGTTCTTTGGGCGGTAAAGGTGGCGGCCGTGGTGCATACGAGCCGCAATTCTTTGATGAATACTACAATCAACCTTTGCCGATGTTTCGGCCGCAGTATAGAGACATCACTACAGGCATTAACCCTCCCCTCGCGGATTCCGAAATTAGAGACCCGGGCGAAGCTATTTACACAATGGACCCCGGTAGAACGGACACCGGTGTAGGCACACAATCGTACGTACCCACAACCCCCAAACTAACCAACCCACAAATACAACAAGCGCAACAAGCGCAACAAGCGCAACAAGCCGCCGTTAACAATATAGTTAAAGGACCGTCCGGACAAGAACTATCATATCGTCAAGGGCTGCGTGGCTATTATATTGATGGCAAGGCGCCGGGCGTGTTTGAACTCAATGACGCGGTAAAAAAGCCTACTAAACCTAACCAAGTGGCTGGCGTACCTGAAGGCGCGTATTACGACACAACCAAAAAACAATATTTCGTTCCTTACGCCAGCGGCGGTTCCGTGATTGCCCACAAAGGCATGACCTCTAACCTTAAGAAACAGTTGAAAAACAAATGACCACTACCGGCACAACAGGATTTAACCTAGACCTCAACAGCCTTGTAGAAGAAGCTTTTGAGCGTTGCGGTGCTGAGCTGCGTACTGGCTATGACATGCGTACTGCACGTAGGTCTTTGAATCTATTAACTATTGAGTGGGCAAACCGAGGCATCAACCTCTGGACTATTGAGCAAGGGTCTATTCTTCTTACGGCCAATACAATTACGTACAACTTACCAATAGATACTATTGACCTGCTTGACCATGTTGTGCGTACAGGTAGTGGACAGAACCAAACTGATATAAATATCACGCGTATTTCCGAATCTACGTACGCGATGATCCCCAATAAAAATGCTACGGGTAGGCCCATTCAAGTTTGGATCAACCGTCAGTCTGGGGCCACGTATCCTGATGGGCTTATTCCTCCGGGGACAGTAATTAAATACCCCACCATAAATGTGTGGCCCACGCCGCCAACTGATAATCAATACACATTTGTATACTGGCGCATGCGCCGGATTCAAGATGCGGGTAACGGCGTTACTACTCAGGACATTCCATTTCGGTTCTTGCCGGCTATGGTTGCGGGGCTGGCTTACTACATGGCCATAAAAATTCCCGATGCTATGAACCGCATTGAGATGTTAAAGACCGATTACGAACAACAGTTTCAACTAGCTGCCGATGAAGACCGGGAGAAAGCAGCCATTCGATTAGTGCCGCGTGTTAGTTATGTTGGTGGCGGAGGCTGGTAATGGCCTCGAAGTTTTCATCTGGTAAGTTTGCAATTGCGGAATGTGATAGGTGCGGGTTTAGATATAAACTGAAGCAACTAAAGCGCTTGGTTATTAAGACAAAAAACATTAACATACTAGTGTGTTCGACTTGTTGGGAACCCGATCAACCGCAGCTATCCTTAGGTTTGTACCCGGTCAATGACCCGCAAGCAGTAAGAAATCCTAGACCTGATGTGAGCTACTTAACTGCAGGTACAACTGGATTACAGATTCAACCCGGCGCCGGACCAAATGGAATTGGTGATTTGTCGGGGGGTAGTAGAGTAATTCAATGGGGATGGAATCCTGTTGGTGGAGCTAGAGGAAGCGATGCCGGGTTAACGCCTAATTATTTGGTGGCCCAAGGACAAGTAGGTACTGTAATAGTAAGCACAACGTAAGGAGTTACAAATGGATAAGAAAGAAGTTAAAAAAATTGCAGACACAGAAGTTAAAGCGCATGAAAAACGCTTGCACGGTAAAGGTTTTGCTAAAGGTGGCAAGACTAACCTTGATATGAAAAAGTATGGCCGAGGCATGGCTAAAGTCATGAACCAACGGACTTCGTCGCGAGGACGCTAACATGGCTACGTTTAGTATGAAAAAAGATGGCAAAGAAATTGGGTCTGCCGAAGTCTACGCAGAGCCGCACAATATGAGCGGTGAAGCTGGGGTAGATATTAAAAACTCTGGGTATCAAGGTGGGAGCCGTTTGACGGCCAACGATATCAATATGTCAGTTGGTAATATTAGCCGGAATGCTTTTGCTGAACCTAAGACTGAGGGACTTCAAATTCGTGGAGTCGGTGCTGCAGTTAAGGGCACCAAAGCTCGTGGACCTATGGCATAAGCATGAACTACAACCAACTTGTAACCGCTATTCAGGATTACTGCGAGAATACGTTCTCGACAACGGACATTAACACGTTCATTGAACAGGCTGAACAGCGGATTTACAACTCGGTGCAGCTACCAGCCTTGCGTAAAAATGTTACTGGTAATGCTACAGCCGGCAATGCGTATCTAGCGGCCCCGTCTGATTGGCTGGCTACATACTCTATGGGGGTTATTGATGGGCAAGGTGGCTTTAAGTACATGCTGAATAAAGACGTGAACTTTATTAGAGAAGCCTACCCAACCCCCGCCGATACTGGTGAACCTATTTATTACGCACTGTTTGACCAAAATACGTTTATCTTAGGCCCCACGCCGAACATCGCGTACAACATCGAGCTGCATTATTTTTATTACCCGCAGTCAATCATCACAGCTGGCACTAGTTGGATCGGAGATAACTTCAATACTGTGCTGTTGTACGGTTCTTTGGTTGAAGCGTATACGTTCTTGAAGGGCGAGCAGGAAATGCTTCAGGTGTACAAGGCTCGATATGATGAAGCTATGCAGCTTCTCAAACAACTGGGCGATGGTAAAAACAGGCGCGATGCTTATCGCAGTGGTCAAGTTCGGTACCCGGTACAATAGGAGAAATAATTGTTTACTTCAGAAATTCCGATGTTGTTGGGTGGGGTTACAGTACATACCTCCGATAACCGTGGATTTACCCCCGAAGAACTTACTGAACGGCTGATAGATAAAATTATTTATGTGGGCAAGAACTCACACCCAGTGATTAAAGAACAAGCAGAAGCATTTCGTTTTCAAATCAAGGGCGTTCTTCTTGCGTATATGAAAGAAGCGGTTGCATGTCACAATGTAACCATTGGAAATAGACTCGTGGATGCAGGGCATCCCGAACTTGTAAAACTTTTGGATTAGGGAGTTTATTATGGCAATCAGCCAAGCTATGTGCACTTCGTTTAAGGTCGAACTTTTGACCGCGACGCACAACTTTACCGCCTCTACCGGCGACGTTTTCAAAATTGCTCTGTACACCTCGTCGGCTTCTTTGGACGCAACCACCACTGCTTATACGACTTCTAACGAAGTTGTGGGTACTGGATACACTGCGGGCGGCAACACGCTGACCAACGTTACCCCTTCGTCTTCGGGCACCACCGCACTTACCGACTTTGCTGACACCACGTGGAGCACGGCTACTATCACCGCTCGCGGCGCTATGATTTATAACAGCAGCAAATCGAACAAAGCGGTTTGTATTCTGGACTTTGGTTCGGATAAGACTTCTACCGCCGGTAATTTTACCATTGTGTTCCCGGTCCCGGACGCGTCTAATGCCATCATTCGTATTGCCTAAAGGTACGCCGTGGCCTCATCCATCGAGTACATTGGTTGGGGTTCTGGTCCTTGGGGTCGAGGCGCATGGGGTGCGGATGTAATAGATGTAACAGTAGATGGCGTAGCTGCTACTGGGGCTGTTGGTGATGTTTCAGTAGTTGTAAGCGCCTCTATAAACTTAGTTGGGGTTGTTGGAACGTCTCAACTAGGGTCAGTAAATGTAACCGCAGATGCAACTGTAGATGTTTTTGGTAACGAAGCGGCAGGACAGATAGGAAGTGTCGCTGTTTTCGCCGACGCTATAGTATCAGTAACCGGGGTAGAAGGTTTTGGCGTTGTAGGATACCCAGACTTTGCTGGCGACTCGATTGTAGATAGCTCTGGAGTAAGCGCCACTGGCGACGTTGGTACCACGGATGTAGTTGCCGAAGCCCAAGTAGATGCAACAGGAACGGCGGCTACCTCAGAGCTGGGTGCAGTTGAAGTTAACGCAGAAGCAATATTTGGCGTTACTGGGGTTGTAGCAACTGGGGCTATAGGCACGCCAGATTTAGTTCTAGACGAAACGGCGTATGTAACAGGACTTGTAGCAAACGGGGCGGTTGGTAATGTATCCGCGACAGGAAGCTCAATAGTAAATGTCTCTGGGGTATCGGCTGTTGGTAGGATTGGGCCTACGCTAGTCTGGGGACTTATAGACGACAGCCAATTCCCTAATTGGCAAGTTATAGCAGCATAAGGAATATCAAATGGCAAGCACATATTCAAGCATTAAGATTGAGCTTATTGGCACCGGGGAACAATCCGGCGTGTGGGGTAACACCACCAATACTAATCTTGGCACCGCTATCGAAGAAGCAATTGTTGGTAGAGCTAACGCGAACTTCACCGCTGATGCTG